GCTGACTACTATGCCGAAAACAATTCATCATTAGATGACTTTGGTGTTAATCACAAAATCAATGATATTCTCCATGATCATGGTCTCTATGCAGAGTGGGAGAATGGTGGTGTCCTTGGTGTTTCTAAAATGTAAAAGGAACTTCAATGCCATTCACAATAGAAGAAAAACCCTGGACAACTGAGATAGTCATCATGGATGATTCAGGGGATGATCTTGACTTCACAATAATCATAGAAAACTCTGGAGAATACGAAGGCTATGCGTCTATTAGGCAATACAATAGAGACATTGAAGGGTATGATGTAGTCACGATGTCACCAGGGATGTTCAAAGATCTCATAAAATCTTTCAACTCCTCAGAGGGATTCCACGGACTCCTATGGAAATAAAAAAAAGAACCCAGAGACTCTCACAGAGAATCTTTGGGTTCTTATAATTTTTTAGCTAACCGACAAAGCGCACTTGCTTGTTTTTTCGGTAACCGACAAAGCGCACAGGCATTTTCTTTCAGGTTCTCATAGAACCTCACACTATCCGCAGTGATCGTATCTTACTGTCAAGCTCTTCATCAGACAAACTCTCAGCACCTAACTCCTCAATTTGGAGTTCTCTACGCTGTAGTTTTGGTTGCTCATACTCTGCAACTTTTGCTGCAAGATCACTAGCAGTATCAAAGTCCTCTTTGTCCAAAGCTTTGAACATGAGGATCTTCAAGACATCTAAAGAGTTCATATCGACATGATCAAGTACATCTTCTTTGTACTGACGCCAATCCTTCATGCTCATCTTTAAGGCTTCTCTAGCATCTCTAGATGCCTTACGGGAAGCTGCTGATTTCAATTGCATCTCACGAGCATTCTCTTTGGTGAATGAAGGAGCTAAGTTTTTAAGGCTGTTTGGATGAACCTCTCTAGTCATATTTAGTACCTCTTATAACTTTAGTAATCCGACCACAGGGGTCGGATTTAAAAAGAGATTAACCCTCTTCTCTATAAGGAACTTAAAGAAAGGCAACATTATGGGTAAAGTAAAAGGAATAACAATAGATATCGATGATATAATTATGGATGTTTATATGTTTGGTGACTTCTCAACTGAAAAGACATTTAAAGAACTAGTATATAAAAAATGTCATGAAAGTGGAATACCAAGTAGCTACATGTATTACGCAAATACTAAGATAGAGGAAACACTGAATGTTTGATAAACTTAAGGCAACATACATTAACCACATGGGTAATGACTTGACGGTAGCTAACGCTGCACGAGTGTCATTTGGTAAGACATCTGAGATGGAAGACGATCCGTGGGGGCCACCTAAGCTCAAGAAGAAAGATGATAAGCTCATTCGCTACCTCGCCAAGCATCGTCATATTTCTCCATTCGGACATTGCTTCGCAAGCTTCCACATCAAGGCTCCGATCTTTGTAGCACGACAGCTGGTCAAGCATAAGTTCTTGAGATGGAACGAAATCTCTAGGCGCTACGTTGATGAAGAGCCTGAGTTCTACGAACCTATGGCATGGCGTGGACGTAGTGCTGATAAAAAGCAAGGGTCTGAGGGGCTTGTCAACATCACCGTAGATCAGGAGACACAATGGGCACGACATCTAGCAACATACATGGTCCTATTGGATGAAGGGGTATGTCCAGAGCAAGCACGTATGGTACTGCCTCAGTCTATGATGACTGAGTGGTACTGGTCAGGTAGCCTTGATGCCTTTGCCGATATGTGTAACCTTCGTTGTAAGTCGGATACACAAGCAGAGACACGACAGGTAGCACGACAGATTGACCACAAGATGATTGAACTATTCCCTGTGTCATGGGATGCATTGACAAGTGAGTAAACAACATCACTGTATTAGTTAAGGGGCAATACTTCCCATTACTAATACCCCAGTAGTAGTAGGAGAGGATGAATGACCAAGCGTATACCAATGAAGGGTGGAGATGAATACGATGGCCTCACCAAGGCACGTAAGTTTTACCTGTGGAAGTCTGGTCAACTAAAGAAGATTAAACGTGCTTACAATAAACGCTTTCGTAAGCATACGAAGGAGACAGACAATGACAGATGACGAGTGGCCTATAGAAGCAGACTTTAGTGAACCAATGCCAAAGATACTACAAGAAAAAGAAGTTGAGTGGCGCAAGTGTGTCAGTTGTGGCAATGCAAGTAAAGGCACTTGGTGTGGCTTTTGCGTGGAGGAAGAATGATGAGTATAAATGAACCTGTTAAAGTAAACGAGATAGAAGAACATGAAGACGGGAGTGCTACCCTACAAGTAGAATGTAGTCCCGAAGTGTTTGCTGCTATCTTTAATGTAGGATTTGTAGCACTGGTGAAAACAGGGTTATACTGGGAAACAGATAACGCAAATAAGGATACGTGGAATGATTAAACCCATATTAGAAGACGAACGGAACCAATCCATGTTCAAAGAAACACTTGAGAAGTGGAGAAAACCAATTACAGATCGTGAATTTGAAAAAACAGTAGTAGCTGAGCACACTGCTGATATTGTTAATGAACCTGATCATTATGTGAGATGGAAGATCGAACCTATAACATATATCATGCGGAATGGTTTCTCATTCTGGCGAGGCAACATAGTTAAGTATGCTAGTCGTGCAGGATACAAAATGTATCATGGAAAGACACAGGTTGAATCGGAAATAGTTGACTTAGAAAAAGTTATTAGGTATGCTGAAATGCGTATCAATCAGTTAAATGGTGAGGTTAAATTTTAATGTATGAGATCTATGGGATAGCAAACTGCCCTTTCTGTGATAGAGCTAAAGACTTGCTGCGTGAGACTGGAGAAGGTTTCACTGAATATGCTATAGATATACAACCAGAGTTAGGTAAGTACATCATGGAAAGATCTCTGATGAAAACTGTACCTATTGTATACCACGATGATCTTTTTATTGGTGGGTATAACGATCTTAAAATGTATTTAAACAAATAAAGAAAGGACGCAACATGCGTTTATGTTATGATATTGAATGTAATGGTCTTACTCCAGACACTGTGTGGATGATTGTTGCACAAAACCTAGACACTAATCAGATCTACAAGTTTTCTGATCACGATAATCTTCATGGATCTATTGCCGATGGTGCGGCACTCCTACAAAACGCAGACCTCCTAGTAGGCCATAACATTATTGGTTTCGACAATGTGGTCATGGACAAGCTGTGTGGTACTACACTTAATGAGAAACGCTTACATGATACGTGGGTTATGTCTCAGGTTCTACGTTACAAGCGTGGGCACAAGCATGGTCTTGCAGGTTGGGGTGAACACCTAGGGAACAGTAAGATTGAATACGAAGGTGGTTGGGATGCATACTCAAGGGAGATGTTACGTTACTGTGTACAAGACGTTCGTGTAAATGTTGACGTGTACAATCAGTTGCTCTCAGAGTACAAGAAGGTTGCTGTGTATAATCCTAAGATTAAATTGGGTATGCAAGCAGAACACGAGACAGCCAAGTTCAATGCATTCTGCAAGAGCAAGGGCTGGTACTTTGACATGGAAGAAGCCAAATCCCTATTAGGTACAATGCAACAACGTATGGCTGAGATCTCGAACCTCATTGAGCCTAAGATGGGAACTAAGGTTGTGTACATAGACAAGGAACCTAAGTCTCCAAAGTACAACAAGAATGGAAAATACAATGCGACGACTGCCAAGCTGCTTACTGAATATTTTGGAACGGAAGTCTCGGTCACAGACACCCATCTCGCAGGACCAGATTTCAAATTCCAACGAACAACTAAGGAACAAGCTAAACTGGGATCTCAAGAAGCGGTCAAGGATTGGCTCAAAACTATCGGATGGAAACCAGATGAATACAATCGAAAGAAAATCGGAAGAGAATGGGTAACGACTGGACCTAAACTCACAACATCCTCATTGTCTAAGCTTGGGGAAATTGGTATGATGGTGGACGAGTATTATGTATTGCGTCACAAAGCTTCTCTTATGGAGGGCTGGGTAGAAAAAGTAGAGGGCTCAGATGATAAACGACTTCATGGTAACATGTGGACTATTGGCACTCCTACCTTCAGAGTACGTCACGAAGTTATCGCAAACCTCCCAGGTATTGAAACACCTTGGGGTAAAGAGATACGTGGGATGCTTAAACCTGATCCAGGGTACGTTATTGTTGGTGCCGATAGTGCTGGTAATCAGCTACGTGGTCTTTGTCATTATGTTGGGAATGATGATTTCACTAATGAGGTCCGTTATGGGGATCAACACCAACGAAATGCTGATGCTCTTGGATGCTCTAGGGGTGTCGCCAAAGGGTATTTATATGCTTATCTTTTCGGTGCTGGTGATGCTAAGCTGGGACAAGTTCTATCAGGCAAATCAAACAGCGAAATAGGGCGTAAGTCTCGTACTGATTTCGCTAAGGGCATCAAAGGTTTGGAAGAACTTAAGAAGAAACTTCTAAACATTTGGAACAAAACATCTAACCAACAAGGTGATGGATGGTTCCCTGCACTTGATGGACGACCTGTATTCTGTGCGTCTGGTCACCAAACTCTGAACTATTTACTCCAAGCTGCTGAAGGTGTAACCTGTAAAGCTTCGCTGATGTGGGCATGGAATAAAATACGTGAAGAAAATCTACGTGCTGAACCTCGTTTGTTCTATCATGATGAGATGGCATTTCAATCACACCCTGACGATGCTAAACGTGTTGGGGAAATTCTAACAGAATCTTTTGCTGCTGGCCCAGAGATGTTCGGTGTAACATGTATGGATGGTGGTGATTATGTAATAGGAGAAAGCTACGCAGATGTTCACTGATAATGCAGTAATACTGGTAGACTCAGACTCAATCTATTTCAGGATGGCTTGTGTAACCAAAAAGAAAAAAGACATACGTGTTGGTATAGACCACACTATGAGAGAGATCCAACAAAATTGTGGATCAGATAAGTTTCTTGTAGCAATTAAAGGAAGGGGTAATTTCCGAAAGGAAATATACTCCGACTACAAGTCAACACGTAAGGAGTTAGATGAAGACGTTAAAGAAGCTTTGAACTATGGACATCAGTACATGGTTGATAAGCATAACGCTGTAGAGGCTAATGATATGGAGGCAGATGATCTTGTCTCTATCTGGGCAGCTGAATGCAGAGATGTGGATCAAGAGTATACAGTTGTTGGTATTGATAAAGATCTTTTACAGATACCTGGAACACACTATAACTTTGTAAAGAAGGAAATAACAGAAGTAAATGAAGACACTGCTAACCTTAAGCTTATGTTACAATGCCTGACTGGTGACAGGTCTGACAACATACCTGGAATTAAAGGGATTGGACCTAAGAAAGCAGAGAAGCTGCTCAAAGGAGTTCCTATGCATCGTAGATGGAAGAGGGTAAGAGCTGCTTGGAGAGCTAATGCAGCAGGTGATCCTGAGATATCTAAACGCCTATTAACAATGCTAACATCATGGGAAGAACTTGATGACATTAAAAAACAAATTAAAGAGTATAAGTCGAAAAAGCAAGCGTCAGTTCATAGGAATATTGAAGACTGACATAGGGTGTACTGATTGTGGTTACAATAAACATCCAGATGCTTTAGCTTTCGATCACCTCCCTAAGTATGAAAAACTTGAGAATGTATCTCGAATGATCTCCTGTGATAGAGACATTGGTGATATACTTAATGAGGTCTTTAAAACAGAAGTGGTGTGTCATAACTGTCATGCTATCAGAACAGCAGAGAGGCGTGATGGAAAACCTATTCCAAATAAAACCACTGTCAGCAAACAGGATGTTTGTCAGGAAAGGCAGGACAACTTACAAGACAGCTGACTATAAGAGGTTCCAAGAGGATATGGCAGTGATATTAATAGGTGAGACATGGGCTTTTGAAAACAGCCCTGTCCACTTCATTGTATATGCTGGTCTATCTAACAAAGCCTCTGACTTAGATAACATAATTAAACCCTTACTTGACACCTATCAAAACATATTCGAGGAGTTCAATGATAAAACCGTACAAGGAATTATCCTTCAAAGAGACAAAGTTAAACGAGGAGGAGAGTACCTCTGGGTTCGAGTTGCAAAAGCAGAAGAACTTGAAGTGGGCCTCCAAGCATTCAAAGACTCGGATAAAAAAGAATCGTAATCGTGACATAAAAACCGAAAGGGATTACTGGTGAAAACTAATTGTGAAAAATGTGGAAGCTCTGATGCTAACCATATCTATAACGATGACAACCCAAGAAGCCACTGCTTTTCATGTGGCACAACTGTATTTATAAATGAAAGAAAACCAATGGAACTTATAGAAGATACTGACTTTCTTATGAACTCATCTATAATTGATGAGATTAATACATACAGAAGCTATCCAATATCTAGTCGTGGGATTTCTCAGGACGTGGTTGATCATTACAATGTCAAAATGTCTGTAGACATCAATGGCAAACCCCAATCACATTACTACCCTTACACTATTAATGGAGAAGTTTCTGCATACAAAGAGCGCAAGCTCCCTAAAGAGTTTCGTACTCATGGAGACTTTAAAAATGTCGAACTGTTCGGACAACAACAATCAACATCTGGATTTACGCTGGTCATCTGTGAAGGGGAAATCGATGCGCTCAGTGTCGCCCAAGCATACAAAGAAAAATACGGTAGAACCTATTCTGTGGTCTCTGTACCTTCTTCATCTTCTACCTCTTGCGCTCTGGCTCAACGGGATTGGATAAACTCCTTCAAGACTGTCGTAATTATGATGGATCAAGATGAAGCTGGTAAAAAGATGTCTGACTTCCTAGGTAAAATGATTAAACCTGGGAAAGCTAAAGTCGCAAAGCTACCAGAGAATGACGCTAACGATACATTAGTTAAGCATGGTTGGAAAACTTTACTAGAGTGCATATGGAATGCACAAAGCTGGAACCCCTCAGGTATCGTTACAGGTAAACCTATTTGGGATCAATTCATTCAACGACAGAACGTAGAGTGTGTACCCTACCCTGTTTGTTTGAGTGGTTTAAACGATAAACTAAAAGGAATTAGACATGGTGAGATTACTCTATTCACTTCTGGAACTGGCAGTGGTAAGTCTACTATTATCAAAGAGATTATCTTGGATCTTCTCTCAAAAACAAAAGATCGCGTGGGGCTTATCAGTCTGGAAGAAAGCGTTGGAGACACGGCAGAGAAGTTCATTGGAATGGTACTCAAAAAGTCGCTTAATGAAGACACACCTCCGGATGAAAACGAACTTAGACAAGGCTTTGAACAAGTGTTTGGAGATGAAAGACTCGTCCTCCTTGACCACCAAGGATCAGTCGGAGACGACAGCCTCATCGACAAAATCGAATACATGGCCCTCATGGGTTGTAAGTACTTGGTCCTCGACCACATCACCATCGCAGTCTCAGAAGGAAGTGACGGTCTATCAGGTAACGAAGCCATTGACAAGTTCATGTCCGACCTCCTCAAAATCGTCAAGCGACACAACATCTGGCTAGGCTTGATCTCTCACCTTCGTAAAGCACAGGGTGGTAAAGCATTCGAGGATGGTAACATTGCCTCTATTGATGACATCAAAGGCTCTGGTTCTATTAAACAGATCTCATTTGATATCATAGCATTCTCTAGGAACCTCACAGCATCTGATGAATACGAACGTAACACTGTTAACTTCAGGGTTCTTAAGTCTAGGTTCACAGGTAAAACTGGAGATGCTGGAGCTGCAACGTATGATGCACAGACTACCCGACTTCAGAACAAAGAGGTTGGTTTTGATTACATAGCCACATAGGAGAATATATGTCAGCACTCCAAGAGATAGTTGATTACCTTGTCAAGAGGGTAGATGGTGTAAGTCCTGCACGTCGAAGACCCCACCTTGCTGGGCTCTTGATGAGATTGTCTGGAAACTATAGTGAACGTATGGAAGAGTACGTTGTTAAAAGTATCTCTATACTTCAAATGCAATTCACTAAGGATACCAGCTCAAGCCCAGCTGGTACCTCCACACTCACTAATGCATCTAGTAAAATAGGTCAGAGTGTGGGGAAAGAACTAGATAGAGAGCCCCTTCCCTGGGGCTCTGTAGTGTCCATAGGAGACCTGTTCGTAGAAGCCCTATACAACCTAGGGTTTATCGACTTGTCCTATGCTAAGACCCGTAACAGCTGTCATGTGGTGTCTGCATCCCATAGATGGTATGAGTTGGGTGTGATACCTGAGAAAGGTGGGAGCTTTCCTTTAGCTTCTACCAGTACCTTACGACCTAAAGATATATCTAGCATGATACAACAGATGAATGGTGTACATAGGCCAGTGATCAAAGGTAGGGTAGAGGGTGATCCAATAGATCCATACGCCCCTTGGGTACAAGCTCTTAACAAACTCCAGCAAACTGCTTGGAAGATAAACAAGCCAGTTTATAATGCGATGATTGAAAACAAAGATCTGTTCATATCCACTGATCCTATTAAAGACAATGATGCTAAAGAACTTAAACGTAGAAGCAAGATGGTTGAGTGGGCATTCATATCAGAGAAAGCACGTAAGCTATCAGAGCTAGAAGAGTTCTATCAGTACCTAGATGTAGATTATCGCGGTAGGTTCTACTACTGTGAGAGCTTTATGAACTTTCAAGGATCAGATTTAGCCAGGGGATTGTTTAAGTTTAAACACTCAAAGCCCAT